CAAGGAGATTATATTTATTTTTCTCATCAAAATACCATATATGAATATATTCATATGATACATTTTCTATTGAAGATATTTTATAATATATCTCATTAATACTATCATCCTCATATATCATTATATCTTCCTTAGAATGTTTACCATCTTTAAAATGATATATATCATAATTAATAGGATAATACTCCTCAATCAATTTTTGTGACATATATATAGAATATCTTATAAAATAAATGAAGATATTAGTCTAAATCTAATGGAGTGCTATTAATTATTAATCCACAGTAATCTTCAGGATTGTCTTTATAATTAACAGGTGTATACATATTTAATTCTATTGCTTTTTCCAATAAAAACTTCATATTATCCCAAAACTTTTGAGTATGACCTATTTCATCTGTCATAATATGTGCTAATTCGTGTATAGCTACAAATATGATTATATTCATATCTAGAAACTCATCAGTTTTAGCATTCCTCAAGCATAGTGACAATTGTTCTCCTTTATTCACAGAATAAGCTTTATATTTACCATTTGGCCCATTCTCCGTTATATTATTGGGATCAAAATAATCTTTTAATTGTTCTACACCTTCTCTATCTTCAGGTTGAAGACTTTCTACTAATTTTGTTAAATCACCGTTGATGCGCGCTAACATATCAGCAGCCTGTAATTTATCAGGTAGTTTACGAACTAAATATTCTTTATTATCTATACTTGATTTTACCTTCGTATAATCTCGGTTGTAAGTAGCAACATTATATATTATACCTAATACTAATACAGAAAATACTATATTAAAGAAGTTTTTCATTTATGATATATAATTCATAGATATAAATACTACAAAATATATCTTATAACAAGAATCCTTAAAATTTGATTTACAATTAAAGGAGTATTAATATATCTATAGTATAATACTATGACTAATTTTCAAATCCTCGATATTCAGAGCGATGATATAATGAGTGATAATGAAGGATCCAAAGAGTTTATAATTACTCTTTATGGTAGAACAGAATCTGATAAAAAAGTCGTGTACTGTTTGAAAGGATTCTTTCCTTATTTCTTCTTAAAGGTTCCTGATAATTGGATCAAAAATGATTCACAAATGTTCTCTAAAATAGAAAGACTTATCAAAGGTGAGGGGAATTGTTATGAATATTACTTTGAAAACTATGTAAAAAGCTTATGGAACTATGATCCAAAACTTGATCTTCATTTTGATGAGTGTCAAGGTATAACTGCCAGAGATTTCTATGGTTTCAGATGTAATGATAAAGGTGAATCTCTTAATTACAGTTTCGTCAAAATGGTCTTCAACTCATTCAGTGCTATGAACAAATATATTGAGGCAATTAAAGAAATGTATAGTAAGATCTCTAGAAAAGTATTAGAAGGTAAAAAGAATGAAATTAGTCATATCGCACTTCAATGGTTTGATCAGGAAATAACTGAAAACTGTGATAGTAATCTTTATGAAGCTAATATCCATCCTGTAATAAGATTTATTCATAAACAAAAGATTGAACCTTGTGGATGGGTTTCTGTAGAACACGATAAAGTTCATACTTACTATGAAAAACTCTTCTCTTCACACGAATCATATGAGGTTCCTTATCAAAAAGTAGTGCCTCTCAACAAAAAAGATATTCACGGTTTTAAGATAGCTTCTTTTGATTTGGAGTGTGATAGTTCTCACGGGGACTTTCCCGTTGCAAAGAAAGATTGTAAAAAACTCGCCAATGATCTTTATGAACACGCTATAAAATGGGGTGATTCTTATTACGAGTATGACTCAGATGATCCGGATGAACCATATGAAGAAGCTGTAAATAAAATGACTGAATATATATCTTGTTCTCTCGATAAGAAAGATGAAAATATAATCAACTCTTTACATACTAAACTTCCTATATCACTTGAAACCCGAAAGAAAGCTTCTAGAGATCTACTAGAATACGATACTATCAGAAATAATCTTAAATCCAAAGATCAAAAACTGAGAGATAAAACAATCAATCTTATGAATGATGTTCTTAATAAATCTCTTATTAAGAAAGGGAATCTTGTTCTCCCAGATAAAATTATCCAAATAGGAACTGTTATCCAAAAATATGGAGAACCTTATCCTGAACGCAGACATATCTTAGTTATAGGACCAAGTGATGATACACCTGAAGATGAAATATGTTCTGATATACCCGAAGTTCAAAATCCTCCCATTGAAGTTGTTCGCTGTAACTCAGAACTAGATCTTCTTCTTGAATGGTCAAAACTCATTAAAGAAGTAGATCCTGACTTTATCACAGGTTACAATATCTTTGGTTTTGATTTCGCATATCTTAATACTAGAATAAAAGAATTATGTAATTGTAAATCTAATGGATACTCACACGGACCCAGTTGCCCTGTAACTCAATTTTACAATATGGGAAATATTGATAGTTCACACCCAGACTATAAAGAACATTTTAGTAAGAAATGTTCTGAGAAAAAACAGAATCTTAGTTCTTCAGGATTAGGAGACAACAACTTAAACTACATCACAATGGATGGAAGAATCCTTTATGATCTTCAAAAAGAAATACAAAAAGGACACAATCTAGAATCATACAAGCTAGATGATGTAGCATCTCATTTTATCAGAGGTAATATTTCTGATATCAAATACAATAAACGACTTAAAATATCTCGTCTGTATACTTCTGATATTGGACATTTAAAAGTAGGAGATTATATATCTCTCCGATATCATAGTAATATTGGAGAAAAACTATACAATAATGGAGAAAAACTATATATAAAAGAAATTATGATTCCAGAAGATGATGATTTAGATAAAACTTATGAGATTCATGTAACAAGTAAAATTAAAAGTTGGTCTTCTGATACAAAATCAGAGGGTATCTTCAAATATGAATGGTGTCTGAATAAGGATGATGTTTCACCGAAAGATATATTTGAGAAACATCAAAATGGCACAGCTAGAGACAGAGCTGATATTGCTAAATATTGTATTCAAGATTGTGAACTTTGTATTAATCTTTCACTGAGTCTTGAGATTATTACTAATGGTGTTTCTATGGCTAATGTCTGTTATGTTCCTCTTTCCTATATTTATCTCAGGGGTCAGGGAGCAAAAGTGTATTCGATTGTTGTTAAAGAATGTGAAAAACAGGGAGTTATGATTCCTACTCTTAAAAGACTTACTAAACCCTACGATTACACTAAGTTCTTCTTGGAAAATGGAAGAGAAGCAACTAAAGATTTACTAATTGATGAAAGATACAAAGAACGTTATGATAAACCAGGTAAAGACTGGAAATATGAAAAATCTAAAGATATAGAAAATTATGAAATCTATGAAGATGAACTAGAAATCTATAATAGTGAGTATGAAATATTCAAAGAAAATAAGAAAAATGGTATCAAAACAGATAGACCTAAAAAACCTAAAGAACCTAGACAACTTCCTTATAAAGATTATCAAATTGAAGATAGACTAGATGAGATAGAAAATCCACCTCCTAGAGAGGGATATGAAGGTGCAATTGTTCTTGAACCTAAACCAGGTATCTATCTTGATGATCCTGTATCTGTATTGGATTATGCTTCATTGTATCCTTCATCAATTATTGAAAAGAATCTATCTCATGAAACTCTTATTGAAGATCCTAAATATTTGAAGTATGTAGATTATGAAAAGATTGAATATGATAATTATGAATATGTTGAAAAAGGAAAAAGCATCAAAAAAGTTATTAATGAAGATCAAAAGAAAATGGTTTGCTATTTCAAGAAAAAAGAAGAAGATAAACCTCACGGTATTATTCCCACGGTTCTTAAACATCTTCTAGATCAAAGAAAGAGTGCTAAAGGCATGGTAAAAAAAGAATCAGATCCTTTTAAGAAAAAGGTTTGGGATGGTTTACAGCTCGCATATAAGGTAACAGCTAATTCTGTTTATGGTCAAATGGGAGCAAGAACAAGTCCTATCTACAAGAATAAGATTGCTGCGTGTACGACTTCTATTGGACGTAGTCGTATTGATGATGCTTCAAGAGGAGTTGTCGAATGGGCTAAGGAAAAGGGTATTCCTGAACCCGAAGTAATTTATGGTGATACAGATTCAGTATTCGTTAAGTTTTCAAGAATGAAAGATGGTAAACTTCTTGAAGGTAAAGAAGCCTTAGAATGGTGTATAAAATGTGGAGATGAAGCTGGTCAGTGGATTACTGAAAAAATTATGCATGATCCTCAAGTATTAGAATATGAGAAAACTTTCTATCCATTCATTCTTATTTCTAAGAAAAGATATATCGGAGACAAATATGAGTTTAATCCTAATAAATGTTCTAGAACATCTATGGGGATCGTTATGAAGAGAAGAGATAATGCTCCAATTGTGAAACACGTATTTGGAAATATGATTGAGAAGATTATGGTTGAGAAAGATTTTGATGGAGCTATAGAGTGGATTCGAAATACTCTTGAAGAGATTAGAGGAGGTAAACTACATATGAATGAATATATTATCACAAAATCTTTAAGAGGATATTATAAAAATCCGAGTCAAATTGCACATAAAGTTCTTGCTGATAGAATTGCAATTAGAGATCCAGGAAATAAACCAAAAGCTAGTGATCGTATCCCATTTGTATATTTCAAACTTCCTAAGAGTTTGACTGAAGAAGTTATACAACTTAAGAATGGTAAAACTCGTATAAAAAAGAAGAAAGTTCTTCAGGGTGAGAAGATTGAACTCCCAAGTTATGTTATAGAGAAAGGTTTAGAATTAGACTTTGAACACTATATTCAAAATCAAGTTAAAAATCCTGTAAAACAAGTTTTAGAACTTAAGTATTCAAAAGATGATATAGAAAATCTCAAGAAACTTGAGGAATTATTCGCAGAGAAATAAAATATTTAGATATATAAAATGAACGGTAGTTTTATGCTTGGTGGTGGTAAAGTGAAAATGGGTGATTTGACTGATATTCATCCATTCAAGATTTTTTTAGCGATTATTCTTTTTATTACACTTAAGGTTCTTGTTGTTCAGTATTCTTACAATTCAACAGCACCTGTGTTTATTAAGAACTTTGGAGGAGATTTGAGAGGTTTTAAAGCGATCACTTTTGAACAGGCATTAACTCTCATAATCTTTTTTATGTTCTTGTTTTAATGAATAGATATCCTTAGTCAATCAAATATCCTTAGTCAATTAAATATCTTTAAAGAGTAATTTTTAGTTTATTATAAATCAATTTTTGTTTGATTTATTGTAAAGATTATAGTTAGTAGATGATTAATTAATCATCATTAATTCATTTAGTTCGATAATTCGTTTAGTTCGAGTATGCTAAGCCACCCATACCAGACATGATACGGAGGACGTTGTAGTTCACAGCGAAGATCTTACACGTATCGGAAGTATTACCCGTATCAGAGCAGATAAGTTTAGCGTTGTCAATACGAGAGAAGTTACAAGTTCCCGATGGCTGATGTTCCTCAGGCTTAAGAGCAAAAGAATAAACATAAACCGCATTCTTGAAATCTGAGCAAACGGAACCACTGGTGTCACCATCGGAGCCCAAGCCGGACACATACCCACCCTCAAGTGTCTGGCCCAAATTGGGTCCAGGGACAGCAGAGTGATAATCAATGCATTGTCTAAGACCAAAATATTCCATTGGCATGTCAGCAAAGCGATCATGTCCATTAAGCTGAAGTCTAGCAGTAGGTGGTGAGCCGGCACTACCCTTTGGGTTTGAGGAGGCCCCCATTAGAGCATTCGTCAGGGTCGAACTTCCAAAAGACCAGATGAGTTCTTTAACGGGATGATTAAAGTTCAGTCTTAAGTTCGCAGGAGAATTCTGCGTAACTGTCTCAGTTTGCTCCTGAACCTGCTCAATAAGATATTCGTGCGAAACCTGAGCAAAACGACGACGCTCATCGGTGTCAAGATATATGTAATCACATAACACATCGAATTCAGATGTTCCCCCCTCTGGACCCTTCCACTCAAACTTAAGCTTGACCTCATGATACTGAAGAGCGATCAAAGGAAGAGCAAGACCCGGATTACGGCAGAACCAGAACTGGAGAGGAATCTGGGCGACATTAACCGTTCCGTCCGCAGTGCCGACACCGGGACCGGTCTGGGCGTTGGTGCCCGCATCACCAATTAGAGTACTAACCTCATATGCTCTTCCAGCTGGAGTGGTGAGATCTAACCAAGTAGCAAGCCACTGACCCGAGTGACGATCAATTCTCTGACCACCAATTTCTAACTCTACCTGACCAAAAGAAGATAAGAATTGATTCTTACTAGGGGTTTTGAAATTAACATAGACCTTGTGAACAAGATCACCATTACGAGAGATAGTGACAGTAGAAGATCCACCGGTTGTGTTTTGTGCATTCCCATTCACGGTCTGTGAAATAGTCTCCATCGAGAAGTTGGTGTGTCTGCGGTAGACAACCTTGAAGAAAGTGATCTGGGGATTACCCGTAAGATAGATATCCTGAGCGCCATAGGCAACAAGCTGCATTAATCCTCCTCCCATAGTTTTTTATACTATAGCATAGAAAAAAATTTTGGGAGATTTACAAAATAAACTTAAAGTTTTAAATATGTTTTTATTAAATATGAGTGGGAAAAAGGGCCTATCAAACTTAGGCAATACGTGTTATATGAACTCTATTTTACAGTGTTTAAGTCATCTTCAAGTATTTCATCCTACAAATGAAGAACTCTTAAAAGAATGTCAAAAATATCAAGGTAAAGAATCTTTTAAATTAATGAATGAATGGAATGAATTAGTTAATGAATTATGGTCTGACGATTGTAATACAGTAAATCCTCGTGAGTTCTTAAAATGTTTTCTTTTAGAGGTTAGAGATAAAGATAAATACTTTCATGGATTTCATCAGAATGATATTGATGAGTTCTTAACTATTTTAATGGAGTTTCTTCACAACTCTTTAAAAAAAAGAGTTAATATTACTGTGAATGGTATTCCTAAAAATAAAACCGATGAAATAGCCATTGATTCCATCAAAGTATGGAAACAAACCTTTAAAGATGATTATTCCTATATGATTAAAAAGTTTTATTCACAATACTTAATGGTGACAAGTTGTTCAGAATGTGATTATATAACCACTAATCATGATCCAGTAATGGTTTTAACAATACCTATTCCTCAAAATGATTCAACTCTTGTTCAGTGTTTAGATGATTATACAAAAATAGATAAATTAGATTGTGATAATTCTTGGAAATGTGATAAATGTAGTAAGCTCATATCTCCTGATAGAAAAATAATGTTATGGAATGGTGCTGAAGTCTTAACTATTCTTTTAAAAAGATATGATAATAGATTAAGGAAAAATAATGCTAGAATAAAGTTTGATGAATTATTAGATATTTCAAAATATAATATTAATTATCAAAGTAATTCAAATCTTTATAGACTATCAGGTATTTCAATACAATCAGGCAGTTTACACGGAGGACATTATTATGCTGCGTGTAAAAATATAAGAGATAATAAATGGTATTTGTATGATGATAGTAATGTTACAGAATGTTCTTTAGAAAGAGTTCTTAATGAAAATCCATATTGTTTATTTTATGAAAGAATTGATGAATAAAAGAATTATATTTTAACCGGTATTATATCTTTACCCATTTCTTAATAGATCTTATTTTCTTTAAAATATAAAGTGAATCATCTTCGCTTCTTATAATTATCCCTGGTTCAGTACATTTAGAGCATCTCTTTTTCCCTGTATCTTTTTCAACTATTACTTGAGATTTTTCACATTCACAACTCTTTTTACCTCTTTTCTTTAACTTTGATCTTTTTTTTGTATTTACTCTTTTTTTCATTTTGGATCGTTTCATTTTTGCAATTTCATCAAATGGTATAAATCCACCATATTGTTTCATTAACACTTTATATTCTTTCTTCATCTATATTCTGATAGAAATTATTTTCATCATAATCTTCAGTTTCTAATAGTTCTTCATAAATATAATGATGTGAAATAAAATCCAATAATTTATCATATGTCTTATACTTAAATATATCAGTCAAATAATAATCGTCCATTTGTAATAATTCTTTAAATATTTCAGATAAATCTTGAGAATATAATTGATCTATCCAATCATAGTTGTCATCAAAATGTATAGTCAAACTTTCATTTTTATAATAATATTTGTATATATACTCTAAAAAACTAACTCTTAAAGATTCATCATCACAGCACAAAATTAATTCTGTAGATCTTAAATAATTTAATAACTTAAAGAACATATCATCTAAAATATCATTTCTTGTAATATTTTTTTCATATTTTATCTTTTCATTTAACCAAGAACTCATGATTATTTCTTTAGTATTTATTCTTTACAAAGAAAATAATTATTAAAAAACATTCTTTTCTAAAAAATTAATAATGAGTTCTTTTAAAGATTCTTTACTATAATCATCAGAATTGATCGTTAGGTGGGGATATCCACTCTTAAAATTAAACTCATTTTTTTCTGATAAATGATCTCTATTTTTAAGATGATCTTCATAATTTTCTGGGTAAGTTTCTCTTATACGTTCTTCTTGTAATTCTCTTGAAATATTCAACTTTATGATGATCCAGTTATCATTTACTAGTGCGTCTAATTCATTCTGATATCTTACATCATCTACAATACAATTATCAAATAATCTTGATTCTTCTATAACTGGTCTTACCCAAACATCTTTATCAATTTCTCTCATTTTATTGGCGAAATTAATAAGTAGACTTCTATCTTTCCCCTGCATATTAAATATCTCTTTCGCATATTTCTTAACAGCTCCTCCAAATGAGAATGTTTTATAACTACTATCATGATCCATTATTATTTGAGCTATGGTAGATTTACCTGAACACATTTTTCCAATGATTGCGATTTTCATTAATTACTAACAATTATATTTACTTATATTTTTTTAAGTTTTTTAAGAAATGATTTAATTCTTATACCTTTTTAAAAACAAACTACTTAAAATGAATCCTATAATATAATGTATAATATTTCATCAATGCGTGTTATCAAAAGATCAGGTGAATATGAAAATGTATCTTTTGATAAGATTCTTAATCGCATCACATCTCTTTCAACCGATAATCCACCACTAAATAAGATAAATATAGATGCTTCTTTAGTAGCTCAAAAAGTTATTCAAGAGTTAAGAGATCTTGTAACTACTAAAGAATTGGATGTTCTAAGTTCCCAAATAGCGATTGCTATGTATTCTAAACATCCTGATTATGCTAAACTAGCAAGTCGTATTGTTGTTTCTAATCATCATAAGAATACTCTTGATACTTTTAGTGATAAAATTGAAAAGATGTTTCATACTGAAAAACCGTTAGTGAATAATGAT